TCCTGCATGGGGATTACACTTTCACCCACGCTCATACCATAAAAGTTTCCTGGTAAAGGTTTGGGACACATATTGGCAACAGGAATAAATTCTACTTCACGAGCACTGATAATATAAGTGCCGCTATAGATAATTTCAACAAGTTCCAGTTCACCATCACCATCAATGTCATATTTGTTCCATACTGTTACAATACTTACTTGTCTGCTGTCGGGATCTGCACTGGCAGCACTGCTAACAGGGATACCCATAATGGGCACACTGTCTCTGGCATGTATAGCAAGATTGTTTAATACTGATCCTGCTTGGTATGCGCCATTCATGTTATATTCTGCATGGCGTTCAAATTCTTCCAAGTTAATACCAGGATATAAATCCATTGCTTCTTGTATTGTCATTGGATCATAGTAACCGCAAAATGGCTGATCTTTCATTTCAGGCACTGTGGGATCACAGATCCAAAAGTGTTGTGCAATGGGATGGAATTTAATGTTTAAGTTGTAGCCTGTTAGTTTATATTTTGCTCGGTATATTGTATTGCGTTTAATAGCATCTTGTAACATGGCTTCTTGATCTGACAAGTTAGCAGTTTGTAAATCAGTTTGTTCTGCTGCTGCCTTGTTTAATTCTTCTTCATCAGCAATATTAGCCATGTGTGACATTAAAGCTGTCATTGTATCTTCTGCGTACTGTGCTTGCAGCCCGGGAATTAATGTTTGTATTTCTGCCATAACGCTATTCATATCAACATTAATCTGTCTGCGACTTTGACGCAGTGCTGTGAGTCCGCTTTCTGCTGCTTGTGCTTCAAATGCCCGCAGTTGTTCCAGTGTGCCTTCTGTTTCAATATATCGCACAATCTGCTCACGCACTGGCTTGATCATCATCATGCCATTTTTGTGCATGTTAGCATCCATGACCCAACGCTCTAATATAAAGTGTGCGTCATTCATTTGGTTGACAACTTTACTGACCATGTCAGTTGCTTGTCTTGCTGCTACTTCGTCCTGTTCATCTTCAGCAACAAATTCAAAGTTTATTTCGCCATTGGGCATAAGTCCCTTGGTAATAACTGCTGTGGCATAATCAACCACAGGTTTTACACTGGGATGAATATAGTCAATGCCATTTACTGGCGCAGTAGAATCTGTAACTGCTAAACATAGATAGTGATAGTCAGTGGCGCGATTTACAGCATTTTTAGTGCCCAAATAGCGCAGATAACTTGCCATCTTAACATCCATTAGGTTCTTTAACCTAACAAAGCGGGCATTGATCTGCTTGTTCTGATTGATCTTATCTAAGGGAATATTTTTGATGTCAAGCATAGAGTAGTCCTAATATATCGTTTATTTATCGTTAGGATTGAAGGCCGGGTTGGGTGGAGTCACTGTCCAAGTGGCCTGTTGCGGTGTTATTGTGATTTTCACCGGTGCAGGTGTGGGTGCTGGCGCTGGTGTGGGTTCGGGTGTGGTTGTCATAGTTATTCCTTTTTAATGGTTTGGGTTTAAATATTTTATCCCAATTATCTCTATATTGTTCTTTAGATATTTCAATTGGTCGCGGAGTTGATCCTTTGCTCATAATTTACTCCTTAATAATAACGAGTTCCATACCTCGTTGTTTATTTTTTCTACTGCTATTCTGTTTGCTAATTGAATATCTATGATGACGATATTGCGATGTTGGAAACCATTCCAACAATTCCGGAAATTCATAATAACTTAAGACAAAACGGCCTTGAATATTACGCAGACATTCAGCAAGTTCTTTATGTTTACCTCGTCCAAAAGACTGGGTGTAATAATGTTCTTTTTCATAATATGGAGGATCAATATAGAAGAAGGTATCTGGATTGTCATATTTCTTGATAACATCAATACAATCCAAGTTTTCTACGGTGAGTTGTTTTAGCCTATTACAAATCTTTTCATTACTTAACTTTTTAAGTAAGGGATTAATTGTGTGTATTGTGTCAAAATATACACTACTGTTTAAGCCCAGTGTATTACCACTAAAACTTTGAACTTCAAGATATAGATACTTGGCTGCTGTTTCTAAATTCAATTCAGGTTTAATAGGACCAAATATATCCTTTTGAAATTGCCTATAGAGTTCTTTATTTTGTTGTGGCCAACGATTAATTTGATCTTTTACAGCCTGTGGATTTATACTCATATGCCGAAATATATTAGCAAGATGAGGATTGAAATCATTGTAAACTTTAATCTGTGCTCGTTGTGCCATTTCACTTTTAACACTGACCCATCCTGCTCCTCCAAATATATCCACAAATGTCGTCATCATCATAGGAAATAATGGATCAAGGTATTTAATGTGATGTGACTTACCGCCTATATAGGGAAACATATTAAGTTCCTGGGTTATATACTTGTTTGATAGCATTCTTATTGCTATAATCCTGTTTTACATATCTATCTCTCTGAGCCATCATTCGCTGCTGTGGAGTGCGATTGTCCCAGGGTTCAGCCAAGCCCTGTAAGCAGCCTAACAGTGCATAACGAGCACTGTCTATACAGTCGTCGGGATCACTAAATCTACCTCGTTCATCTACATAATAGTTTTGTGCTTCGCTTAAGAATTCAGTGCAGTTTTCATTGATCATTAAACTTCCCACTTCCATCATTTGACGCATCATGTTAATACCATAGCTTTTGTGATTAGTGATTCGTCCCTGGCTGTCAGGTGGATTCATTATAGGTTTTTCCATGACATTGAGTTCATAGTTTTCAAATAGTTCTCTAATGCTATTAGCACTCATTGTATAGCGACCCGGTGTTGATGCATCAGGTGGCAGTACAATGGGCGTGCCAAATACTTCAGGTCTCAGCAAATGATTTATATACTGCTGTGGCACTGCTTCATCTATGCCCTGCACCACTATCTGTTTGTGCAAATAAGCACTGCGCTCATAGGGATCCCAATACATTAATGATATAACAGTTTTATCATTGACCAAGCCCAGGTCTAACGCAATAATGCGCTGTATATTTGGCATTCGTAAAAAATCAAATGAGCCGGGTTGGTAAGTTGGCCAAGTTCTGATTTGGAATACGGCACCTTTACCCATGACAGGTTTTCCTGCGATTCTTGCTTCACGCTCATGGGGCAAATAATCTCGCTCAAGTTGGCGTCGTGTTTCCATAAGTAAAAATGGCTGACCCCAAGGATCATGCTCAGGAACATCATCCCAACTAACGCGAATATATTCATAACCTGGTTCCTTATTCCAAAACTTACTAACAAGTCCGTTTAAGCCTTTTAAGGGTGTAAAACTACATAACACTTTACCCTGTGTTGTAGCAGTTCTTGTAACTACCTCACTGAAAAAGTCGTCAGGTGGTTGTTCATCAAACACAGCAAGATTTAACTTAAATCCCTGTAACTGTCTAACTTCCTGTGTATAGTTAGCAAATAAGAGATAACTGCGTTGTCCACTGGTATGTCTTATTTCACAGCCAATACAGTTAGCACCATCATTACGCATGGTATCCATGACAATGCGATCTCTGGGTATAGCACCAGTGCCAATATGTTCCTGTAGTTTGATATCCTGTGTGCCCAATAGTTCGTTTTGCAATACCAACGCCACCTGTGTCCAACCTTCACCCGCCACCATGGCTGTTATAGGACCGGCAAATCTATGTCCCTGCCACCAGTCAGGATATAAGCCTGTTAAATGCATGGCAGTTTCATAACATGTGCTGGTTGTTTTACCCACCCTGTTTGCTGCCAGTATGCCACGACGATCACTGTTGCCTGTTAGGAAAAAATCTAACTGATGACTAAATGGTCTAAAATATTTTAACTGATTATACTGCATGTCGTCGCTGACAGTGATAACAAGATCTTGCAGTTGATTGATCATGTTACTGGGCCAGCGACGATAAGTTTCAGGTGCTATGCCATGTTCATCCAGTGTGTGCCGCAGCGCACGATTCATTAAAACATCATGCGTCAGCATCCTCTGATTTAACCTTATATTGTTCGTTCAAACTTGCCATATAATATAAACTTTCACACAGTGCTAATATTTCTGCAGGTGTCACACTCCAAGTGTCAATATTGTTAAGTTCCCGGGGCTTGTCTACTAACACATGATGCAAGCGTTCTGCTATCAATCGCATACAATGTTCTACTTGTCCAGGGAACTTTTGCTTAAAAGCCATTCTATGTGCGAGATTGACTTTTTGCAGTATCATGGTATCACGCTCTTGTCGTGCCTGATCTATCTGTGATTGGATTGCTTTATCCATTATGTGTTCAAGTCCCAGGGATTAGTTGCCACACTGTCATTTAATGTTACAAATTCTCTATCAATCCAAGTATCCCAGTAGTTAGATTTGTTGACCTTAAATGTCTGCATGAGTGCTCGCAGTTTGCGTCCCTGTGGTGTCATAGTGCCATCGCTGCGAACAACCAACTGTTCACCTGTTCTTGGATCAACCCATTTAATAACTTCAGGTCTAATGCGTCCATATTTGTCAATCTTTTCACCAAAAGGTCTCTGACTGATAGGACCTAATACTTCATAACTGATTTCACCTGTTTTATATTTTCTAAATATAACACTGACTTTTTTGTCCATGGCTCGTGCTTCATGATCAGGATGTGGTATCTGATTACTGACAAATAAGTTTTGCACTTCCGCGCGACCCGGCAGTTTGGGATCATGTGCTGGCGGATCTTTGATGGGATCCACTGGAACCATTTCACTTTTTTCTACATAGGGATTTTCACCACCAGTATACTTGGGATCAACTTCAACACCATTAAGCACATCCATGGCTACTTGGTATTTGAGTTTGTTAGCACGACCTTTTAAGTTTAGGATAATGCCTGTTTCATCAAATACAAAGCGTTCAAGTTCTTTGGCAGTGGGAAAGTCAGTCATTAGACCTTCCAAGTCATAGTCTGCTTGTAGTGTGCCTGCGGGTCGTTGAGGTGCCGCGTGTGCTACCTGTTCGGCTACATCAAGTATTTCTTGTTGTGTGGGTTCATCCCATACATTTTCCTGGCTGGCGCCAGATTGATTTTTCTTCATTGCTTATCCTTTGCTATGCAAATGGGGGAATTAGTTTCCCCCAGTATTACTTCTTACGACCTGCGTTGCCTTTTGTGGGACCACGACCTGCGTTAGTTGTGTCATGTAGTGGTTCAACTCCAGCACTGCGACTGCTGCGATTGTCTTTGCCACGGCCGGCCAGCGCAGTAGTGATCATGTCAGCAATTGTGGCACGCTCACTGTTTGTCTTACTTTTTTCACTCATAAAATCTTTGCGCTTGGTCATGTTGCCAGCATTGCCGGTTCTTGGACCCTGTGCTTGATTTATGTTTTTACCTGTTGATGTTTTTTCCATGTTA